AGGGTTCAAGATGGTCAATGAATATAAGATATGCAAATAAAAATGAAAAAGGTGGAAACAGAGATTTTTATATAGCTAATGTAGATACAAGAACAAGTATAGCATTCTTAGAAAACATGTTTAGAGGAATTTGTAAATTAGATTGGAAAAATAATATTGTTGATGAAAAGAAAGAAATGCAATTCATGAAAAACTTTAATGACTGTAAAAAACATCAAAAAAATCTAAATTTTGAGTATACATTTAAATTATTTATGGATATGAGTAAATGGGCACCTTATGCACATGTAAAAGAATATGATGCACATCTTTACGTATATCATAAAAAAGGTTTAATCTCAAAAGCACATTATGATTTAGCATGTGATAATCAATTATTGCAATTAAATAAAAGATTATTCATACCTAAAGATCTACATACCTGTACTGAAAGGATAAATAATAGAAGTAGATATGGAGGAACATTATTATCAGATATTGCTATGCCAACTGGAAAAATATCTAATGAATCAATACAGGCAGATAGAGATAATGAATATGTTTTATCTAAAAATTATGATCCTTTTATTGATGCCTTTAAGTATATAAGTACATGGTGTCAAGGATGGAGACAATTCTTTTCAAGTGTAAGACATACACATATGGATGACATGTTTGAATTTTTAATGAAAAAAATATATGGAAATGATTTTAAACATTGGCCAGGTATGCATTCTGATGATTCTTATATGTTCTTTGTATGTCTAAGTATTGCTATGGCCAAAGATATTTATATATATAGATACATTATAGCAAGAATGTTTAATCTAAAATTAAATTTCAAAAAATCAAGCTTATCACTTGTTTTTGCTGAATATTTATCAACTTATATGATAGGAAGTGAAATCTTTTATCCAGTGTCAAAGAAGCTAATGGTACTACCTGATAAAACATATAATTCTTTTCAATATGATTTATTATCTCATCATTTAAGAATAATTTCTTTAGCAGAATCAGGTGCCACAAAAGAACAAATGGTTATGTGGAGAGGTATTACAAATCTAGGATTATTAAGAAAATGGAGATGTATTAAATATCTCACAAATGATTTAATGGAAGGATTAATCTATACACCTATAGAAGATTTAGTTAAAATGGGATATATTGGAATTATGAAAAGCATGATAGGAAGCCCGAATGAAAACAGGTACATAAAACTCCTTGAATATGCTATGGAAAATCAAGATATGCCTAGTTTTCAACTAAGCTCAGTTGACACATTAGATTTAACACTGCATTTACCCAGATCTTCAATAAATACTCAACATTTAACAACTAAAGAATTATTGACAATACAAGATATATTATCTAACTCCAGAAATGCAATGGATTATATTAGACAACACCCTCATTTAATGGTGATGGCACCAAAAACAGCAGAAGAAGCTGAAAATAAAGCACATTCATTATTTGCAAATAGAAATTATCTTGCTTCAAATATAACTTATGCAACAGATCTACAACAAAGTCGTGGAATGGTTTTTAGAAATTCTAGAGTTTATTCATTTTTAGGAAAAGACAATCTAACAGAAACTGAAGTTGTAGAATTATTTAAATTAATACCTAAGGACTATAAATCTAAACAACATATGTCATTAAGAGATTATTTATTCTCTAATTCAGCTGATTTTAGACAAGATATGGCATTACAAAATACGAGATATTATACACCTACAAATATTGATTCTAAAACATATTTATATAAAGTTTATAAAGGTGAAAATTACAATGTGAAACAAATCATTTATGATATATACATATATTGCAGAAAAAATCCCGAGAAAGCAAATTTATTAAATATTCAAGCAGCTCTTGATACTAGTATGTCACATTGGAATGATGTTAAAGAGAGATTAAATGATGACTTCTTTAATCATGTTAATAATAAAAATTGGTTAGGTGTTTTTAATCACTTATATTATGGTTTACCTAGGTACTCAAGATCTAATAGATATGTTATGGTTGTTAAAGACAGAAATTTACATGAAAGTTCTCTATCAAAATGGGGTATAAATAATTCACATATATGGGATTCTATTTGGGGATCACCTAGTTTGCCAAGATTGCTTATAGATGAGAACATTAATGTATCTGGAGGTTCAAAAAAAGACCTTTCTGATCCAGCAACAGCTGTTAGATTATGTTATTTTCATAATATGCCATTAAAAACATTAAATGGAACAACATTGCAGAAAATAAACAATACAGCAGTTTTTGATACTGTTGGTGATAATTATGCTTATTATAAAATAACAGGAATTAGAGACAAATTAGATGTTTTTATGAAAAAAGTATTCATATGGTGTACAATTAGAGTAAATCATATTAGAATGACAGGTTATCTATATGACAATAAACTATCAATAAATAGAGTATTAATTTTTATCAAAAAAGATATGAGATCTAAAGAATATACTGTTATACTAATGTAGCAACAGAAACTAGAAATGAACTTTTAATTGATAAACTTAATAGTTTATATAAAAAAGGTAATGATATTAGGTTATCTAACATACAAAATGAGTACAGGCCTTGTCTTAGATTTGATAACTACACTAAAAAATTCCAATATGGTAAAGCAGGTTCTGTTGTTGATGTAAGACAACTCACTGGTGATATGAATTCAATAATAGAAACTAGAGAAACTAATTTTAAATTTGATGGTTCTTTAGACTGGCAATTCATCTATTATGATGATGTTCATGAATTAAATGACCTTGAAGCCGAATTTAGATTGAGAGAAATGGAAGGTTATAAAACTGAAAATGGTGTCTTAATGATACCAGATTGTAATTTATATAGATTATCTTTACACCTTAAATATTTTAAAGAAGAATTTTTGGGTATGTCTAGTCAAACAGACGATGCAAAGGATTATCAAGAATCTAATCATCCCTTGATGCAAGCCTTTTTTAGAATAAGAGATAGGAATAAAGAAATTGTTGAAGAAATGAAGAAATCAATGCTTGAACAATTTATGAATTTCTTAGGTAGAACAACAAGTACTACAGAGTTATCAAAACAATATGCTATACTAACAATGAAAAAAGAAAGAGATGACGAATTTTTACAAATGACAAGAACTTTCCAAAGAGCATTCCAGGAAGAATCATATATAATGGAAAATAGAATAGATGATGATAATTTATCAACTTCAACACAGAATGACAATCCTAATAGAACACAAGAAATAAAAGAAGAAGAAGATAATAAATCTACCTGGCTGTCAACAACAGGAAAAAGCAAGAGATGGGCTGATTATTCAAGTGATGATTCTGATGATGTTCAATAATAAAATTTTATGTTATTTACAGGGGGG